CCGGCCTATCGAAGTACGGGTCGTCCTGTTGCCATGTCCGAATCGCCTGGTCGTGCCGCTGCCTGACGGGCGGATAGAGCTCGTTCTGATCCGGGTAGTATGTCAGGTCACTGTCATTTGACACGGCTTCAAACGACGCATCCAGAGGAATTTCCGGTCGCCCGAGCTCATACGCCGTTCCTGCGTCGATATCCACCGTCGTGTCGTCCAACGTGATTTGTGTGTCGCTGTCCCGGCTGGCGATGGAGTAGTAGCTGTTGCTCGCCTTCAGCGTCCCGTCCGCTGCCCATGACGGAAACGTTCCGGTTGTCAGAGTCACCACGCCATTAACCACTGCGATAGTCCCCGTGGCGTAGGGCGGGGTGGTCGTTACGTCTTTAATGGGCCGGAAGAAAGACCACTCATGCGCGGCGTACACCCTTCGCAGGCCGTCTTTCAAACAGTCCTCCACATCATTTGTCTGATCAGCCGTCGCCCCATCGCGAATTCCGAACAGGTAATGCAGAACTCGTTCATACAGGCTCGCGTAGCTGGACAGCATCCCGTAGGCATCATCGGCCACCGCAGGCAGGTCAAACTCGATATAGATGGTGTCGCCATCGTAGACGAACTCGATATAAGCGGTGTATGACACGTCGAACGCAGCGGTCAGGACATAATCGTAGGTGCCCGTGGCGCTGTTGGTCATGTTCGTTCCATCAGCAACTACCACCGCTTCGGTGTCGTTTCGCTTGATACCATACGTGCCGGTTGGATCGGAGAGCTTGGCAGATGACACGTTCGTGAGAACGCCAGCAACCTTGAATGTCTGGGAAATGGTGCGGTTGATCGTCATGTCACATCCGTCTCATCAAATGCGTAATCAGCACTCCCAGCGGAGCGAAACGTCACCTTGATCTCCCGTCTGCTATCTACATTCACTCCGGAAGACCTCGCTGTGAAGCACTGACTCTCGATGGTTATGATAACATCTGCGGCACTTGGGCTGGCGCTCGGGGTTGCACTCGGGGTTGCGCTCGGAGTTGCACTCGGAGTTGCACTTACACTGGCACTCGGGGTTGCACTTACACTGGCGCTCGGAGTTGCACTCGGACTCGCACTTGGGGTGGCGCTTACACTGGCACTCGGGGTGGCGCTCGGACTCGCACTTGGGGTGGCGCTTACACTGGCGCTTGGGGTGGCACTCGGGCTCGCGCTCGGGGTTGCACTCGGGCTGGCGCTGGGGCTGGCGCTGGGGCTCGCACTTGGGCTTGCGCTTGGGCTTGCGCTGGGACTCGCACTTGGGCTGGCACTCGGGCTTGCGCTGGGACTCGCACTTGGGCTGGCACTCGGGCTTGCGCTGGGACTCGCACTTGGGCTGGCACTCGGGCTTGGGCTTGCGCTTGGGCTTGCACTCGGGCTTGCACTTGGCGAGGCCGATGGTGACGCACTTGGGCTCGCGCTTGGGCTCGCACTTGGGCTTGCGCTCGGCGATGCCGACGGTGACGCACTCGGGCTCGCGCTTGGGCTTGGGCTTGCGCTTGGACTCGCACTGGGCGAGGCCGACGGTGACGCACTAGGGCTGGCGCTTGGGCTGGAGGCCGGGGCATCCGACACGTCAAGTGCAGGCGCGAACTCCCCAAACACGCCCTGCACTCGATAGGCATCTGCAACACTTGTAAGGTCCTCGGAAACGACCGGTTTGAATTCACCGAAGACACCCTGGACATAGTTTAGACCAGCTGGGTAAAGATGAATGCTCGGTTTAGCGCGCAGCGGCTGTATCGGGAATGAACGGCCGAGACGCACGGGTTTAGACCTCGATAACTACGTAACAATAGGCATTGACGGCAGCAGCAGCCTTGACCCTGATTCGCAAATACTGAGCTGGTGTAAACGCAGGCTCACGTCCCAGTGGCCATTGCTTAATGAATTGCCCGGTAGGCGCGATGTGTTGCACATCCAGCATCCGGACATTGGCTGGAGTCCCTTCGACTGTCGAAGTATAACCCGTCGTTGTCGTGCTTAGCGTGAACGGATAATCGGTAACGGGTGTTGTCCCAAGGGGATCTAGGTTCACTATCCCAGCCGCGACATGGGCGGTAACTGTTGCAGCTACCGTTGTCGTCAGCAACTCCACATCGATTGGTTCAGCAGCCGTCGAACCATCAAATGAAATGCCCCATTCGACAACCTTACCCCTAGTGACCCTACTAGCCCCCATCTTCACTTGCAGCATGGTCTTAATGCCTGTGCCTGTCGTTACCGCTACCTGTGATGCGGTTGTGGGCCTGGGTCCATTCGGAATCAGATATAGCTCTGCCATGTTGGCTCCTTAATAGAATGCAGCTCGTTCGACTGCTATGTCGCGTGAGAGTTGATTTTTGTGGAATGTATCCGCCGCTGGCGCTATGCCAACACGTCGACTGACCATATTCAGTAGTGGCGAGTACCGCAGCTGGCTCAGTCGGTATAGCTGGTTGACTTCTGCTGCGGACAGAGCGCGATTGTAAATGCGGATGTCGTCTAGTACGCCTTCGTAAAAATGTTGCCAAGCGCCGCTGATATTCCCAGCACCCAGTCCTACAGACAGCGAATTACTCAGATCCGCATTTGATGGGCTATTGCTCACCCCGAGCGTCGTTACATCCGGCTTGCCGTTTACATAGATTTGCGCATCCGCCGCATTAGGCGTTGTCTGCCGATTCACGAAGACCATTCCGGCCTGAACCCAACCAGCCAGACGTATATTCGTTGCTCCATCCCATGCCGAATAAGTCAATCCGTTTGTGATGGTCATGCGAACGCCATTTACCGCATCGTTATAGCTGAGCGCAAATCCCTGAATTTTTGGTGTCCCTTGCTGGATTTTATCAACAAACCTCTGAGTTACTGTAGATGTGACATTTACCCAGCAAAAGATACTAAATAACGTTGATGTCCCAAAATCAAACGCATCGTCATCAGGAACAGTCATATAGTCATCCGTGCCATCAAACACCCACTCGCCAAAACCGCCGGGCCTGCTTGTCCCTTTCCATTTGGTACTGATCGCATCTGCGCCAATAGACCATGTCCCGTGATTCTTCCCGACTAGATCCACCACCGTTGAACCGCCGTTGTTTGCTGGTGTTACTCGCCAATAACCCACCAGCCCACGATTAAGCGGGTGGTTCCAGTTGATCGGATTCTGCCAAATAACCGGACCCATTACTGCAGCTCTGGTATCACCGGATTCAGGACAATATGCGCCTCGATGTCATCAGTATCGCAGATCGTTTGGCCGGTTTCATTCTTCACGATCAAAGAGCCATAGCGGTGTGGTGGGAACAGGTCGCCCACGTAGCCGATCTGCACCGAATCGACAGCATCATTCGTCATAACCATGCTGCCGATGTATAGCAGCTGCTTGACCGAATCTGCCAAATCCGATGAATAGCCCGAATACGCTGCCGCAGCACCGCTGGCCGCTCCCATGTTGGCGGTGCCCGCTGTCGCCGATGGCGAAGCTGACCAGTAGAATTCGACCGCTTCCCCCGCTGTCGCCACAGCCACCTGCATCTCGATACAAGCCACGCACGCATACCGCTCGGCAAAGTGCGCCCCCAGGTCGACCTTGGCAGACTGGGCGGCCGCTGTATCAGCCAGGTTCAGCAACACCAGCTCACACTGTGTATCGGTCCCGCTGCGCAAATCATTGGCAGCCGTCGGGCTGAAATCACCAGCGAAATTGGCGAAGCAAATCTGCGCCGGTGTATCGTCCATCGGCTGCAGTAGGTATTTGTTTGGCATCACGCACCCCCAGCAATTAACGCATCAACAGCGCTGTCGACATTCGTCTGAATGGCCGAATCGGACGCACCTTGAATGGCGGCCACACTCAAACCCTTATTGGCAGCCAGCACATAGTTCAGGATTGCGATGGCTTTACCCTGGGGGTCATTGAGTGCACCGCTGGCCCAGGTAATCTGGGCTGTGGTTGGTGTGGCCCCGTCAATAAGTCCCTGCGCCTTGACAGCCACCGCAACCGCTACACGATTGCGAAGTGAGCTATCTGCCTGCAACTCTCTTAGTTCGGCATAGGTAGCCATAGTTTACTCCTCTGATGATTCATCGATTCTTTACCTCTGCTTCCAACTGCCTGGTCAGCCATTTAATCATGCACCTCATGTAATCACAGGGATCGGGTCCATAAAGAACGTGTTGGCTTTGCCGCCTTCCTTGGTCTTGCAGTACCAGACTCGCAAATAGGCCACTCCGGCTTGCGCGGGTGCGACCGTGACAGACAGAGCCGCCCATGCTGTCGAGCCGTTCATGTCGATGGTGCCCGTGCTCTTGGTGACCTTGCGGAAGTTGTTGGTTGCGTGCCCCCAGGCTGACAACTCAACCCAGAGTTCAGATGCCGTCGGGTCGGCGGTCCAGTCGGTAGTGGCTGTTGGACGGAAATAGATCTCGTACGTTTTGCTGGCCGTGGTGGCGTAGATCGGGATGTCGAGGAGCTTCCATTTACCTCCACGCCAAGAGCCGCTACTTGAAAGCGTAGTTGTAGGCGTCACCTTCACGGCAATCACACTACCACCACTGCGGACGGTACTCGTCTCCGACTGTACAGTTACTACATCTTCCTGCTTCGTTGTCGACCACTCGGTAAACTGTCTGCTGTCACTCGGGGTGCCGTTATAATCTTCAATCAACGTTCCATCGTTGTAGGTCTCAACCGCACTGTCCGACCCACTGAATATTACATTTCTACCGTAGTCTCTAGATACGTTCGTTGTCTGTGATCTCCAGTCGTCGACGCACCCAGCAAATTCAACCTGGGTCACTTCACATCCACCGTAGGTAATCAGCCCCACGGAGGTAGCAACGGAATTGCAGTCGATTAAGCAGTTCTTTACCAAGCTCTGAGCCGCTACCTCAGCTCCGCCCAGCACGTTGTAGATGCGAGAGCCTTCAACCAGTACCGGACTGTTAGTTACCGTGCCCTTGTTGCCGCCATTACCAGCGATTGTCAGGTTGGCAATATGAGCGCCTAGACTGCTGCTAACTTGTAGTGGGCCACTGAAGACGTCGCCATTGATTGTCAACCCGCTGAGTGTCCAATAATCATCCCCGTTCACCTGCACCCAAATAGTGCCGGAGATCGCGCTCCAGAACGGCTTTGACTGCATATTGAATACAGTCTTACCACTTCCCGCATTGTTGCCGATATACGGTAGATAGAGCGTGACTGTGGTGGTTACAACTGTCTTGACCTCGTATGCGAATTCCTCCGAGTCGTCACCGCTCACGTAGATCACATCTCCTGCCGCCAACACGCCGGAAATGTCGCTGCTAAATGTGACGGTCTTGGAGCCAAACGTCAGCGTGGCCGTAGCCGTAACTGACAGATCGACATGGTCGCTCCATGCGTCATCATAGTCCGCTGTCAACACTAGCGGGGCCAGAATGGTTCCGTCAGAGGTAAAGGTGAGATTCGAGGCAGTGTCATACGCGGCCACTCTCCCGTTTCTCGCAATCGCAATGTCACCGGCGACCCTGGCGTTCTCACAGAATTGATCGAACGACGCCCATGGAGAAGTTGTGGGATGTGTACCCGCATTCCCGTCATTGCCCGCATCCGAGTCGATGTAATAAGTGGTTCCTAGTATCTGTCTGCGACGTGCTGGAGGAACTCCAGTTGTACTTAAAGGGTTCCCATTGTCTTCCTTGTCGACGAGGACATATCCTCGTGCCCTTAGCGAACGCTCCTGTTGGATGCGGGCAATTGACTGCCGGAGTTTAGCAACCTTCCACTGCATCATTAACTCTTGCTCGGCAAACTGGTCGTTAATTGCAGATGCTAATGCGGGACCAGAAAGGACATCCTTCAGCTGCTCGTGAATCTCCCACTTCACGGCATCTGGAAAATCTTGATACTTGGCGTAATCTGCCTGAACACGAGCCAACTTGGCAACGTGCATCTCGTCCATCTGGACAATCTGCCGGTTGTACTTGTGCTCCAGCGATTCCTGCTTGACGTCCTCTACCCAGTGATCATCCCGATAGGTCTGACGCTGGGTCTCCCACGCCTGGATCGCTGCTAGTTTTTCGGCTCGTGTCGGCATCTGTAATCAATCCTGTCCCTCAAAAATGCTTCCGGGGGCGCGCAGGCTGAACGCGCCCCCGGAAAGCCACGCGAGCATTACTCGCACTGGGCGCAGGCCTTAATACAACTGGGCACAGGCCCACCAGTCGATATCGAGGTTGGCGGCCGTGGCATCTGCCGGAGCTAGCCCAATCGTCGGCTGCATGAAATCGGCATCAGCGTCGGGGAACGCGGCATTGGCGATTTCCGTTTCACCAATCTCGGCCTCCTTGACACCGTTCACGAACCACTCCAGCTTGCGGGGGTAGTTGTAGTACCTGAACCCGAGCTTCACCCATGTGTCGGCCACCAGAGTCTCGACGGTGTCCAGGTCGGTGTCCTGTGACCCATCCATGACGGTTCCGCCAGAAACAAGGTACACGGCATCCAGTGCCGTGCTTTCACCAACCAAGTGCTGGAACCCGACAACATCGGTCGCGCCAAGAACATCGGCGGCGAACAACACGCCTGCGGTTCCCGCGCCACTAGCACCACCGTTGGCCAACCCGACAAAGAAGCCGTGATCGCCCGCCACAATCGCTGCGGCGTTCACCCTAATACGACACTCGAACGCAAGGTCCTTCTGGAAACGGAACGGCCCCACATCAAGAGCGTTCCCCAGCTGGAGAACAGCCTCTTCAGCATCGGCATTTGCCGTGAGCCGAACAACACCGGGCGCGTCGACGGTGCTAGCTATCTGTGCGACAGTTGCACCGTTGGTCTCCAGATGAACGTATCCGCCGGTCAGCGTCGTTTCGCTAAACGACAAGAAGTCGTCGAAGAATCCGTATGCCGGGTTGCCTTCACCTCTCGTCCGGAAGTACCCACTACCACTCGGGCAGTTGATCTTGCCCCACACTCTTGACGAAGGCCCAATGCCTTCGGTGTCCTCAAAATAAATCTGTGTCATTGGAAGACTCCCTCCAATAAAAGTAAGTGAAAAGCGGGGGGCGGGGTTTAGCGTCGCACCCCCCAACGACGGCTAAGGAGCTCTTACGCAGTTTCAGTCACGGTTACCGTGCTGTAACCCCGGAAATTGGCCCGGCGGTTGAAGCACACGAGCTGCACACTGTCGTCCATCGCCCGAACTCGCACGTTGCTCATTTCGGGGTGCTGGAACGCCTTCCGCTTCCGCATCATGCGGCCGGCGGCGTAGTAACACTTGAACGACGCCCAGTTCACGCCCAGAATCACTCCGTCCGTGCGAGCGTTCGAGCTGGCGGAATTCGTCCAGGCAGGAATCCAGGTCATCGGAACGCCCCGGATGTAAACCACGCCGCTGTGCGCCGCCATGTCGTCACCGATGTTGTCGTTGCCCAACTGGAGCAACCGGCGACCGGCAGCCAAACGGCTGTGTGTGGTCAGAAGTTCCCAATCGTGACGCTTCTGGTCCACGATGTCCGGTCGTTGAACCGGAGGCTGGAACTGGCAGAGGTCCATCGAATTGATGGTCTTCTCCACGAAATCTTCCCGGTCCACAACCGTGTAGGGGAACGTGCGGTTCCGCCACTGAGCGTATGTCACGGCGGAAATGCCACCGACACCGTTGGATGCCCACCCAACCGGCTCATAACCGTCGAACCCTTCTTCCGAATTGTTCTCGGTGAGCGAGTCGTCCGTCGCCGTGATCCACCACAGCAGTGAAACAGGCGGGAACGGGGATTGCGTCGGACTGGAGGGCCCAGGCCCGAAGATCAAGTCTTCCATGCCGGTGTAAAACGACGTCACCAAATCCTGCTCGAGCGATTCGAGGTAGTCGTAAATCTGGCGGCCGCCGGTGCGGAAGATTTCCTCGTCAATGTCGTAGTGGTAGTTGTTGGTCGTGAGACCCCACTTCAACTCGCCCTCGCTGAGTACGTTCACTCGACTTGAGGTATCCCGGTGATACAGACCGACAACCTGGAAGTTGTCGTTCGTGTTCACCTTGACCTTCCACTTCGCCAGGGAAGTGCTCATCGTGTCCTTCTTCAGGTTGCCCGAAAAGAGACGCGATGCGTACTTGTACTCCTGCAGCGGCAGGGAGATGTCCTGCGCTGCCAGCCGCTCTTCACCAGCGAATTTCTCGTGAATACTTGCTACAAAATCATCAATTTGTTCAATGCCAAGCGCCATAAGGTCGCTCCTTTATTCAGGCTCCGTCAAGCTCCCTGTAGAGACGATCAGCTTCGTCACGGGGGTCCTCCCGCGGATCTTGCGGTCGGGTCACCCCGCCTCCCTGCCGGCCGTTGCTCTGCTTGGAAATCTTGCGAGTCCGTTGTTTGATATCTTTCTTGCCGAGTTCATCCGCGAATACCATGCGGGCCACGCGGTTGACTAACGATTCGGTGATCTCCGTTGGACGCCCCAATTGCTCCAGTCCTATCTGCTGCGCTTTCACCGCAACAATCAAGTCCTGTCGCCGCTGAAGCTGCTTGGGGGTTTCGTTGTCGGTCTTACCGAATAGATCGGTGTGACCCAACTTGTCAACCAAGTTGTCGAAGTGCTGTTCTTCGGCCCTGGCGGTAGATTCAATGAAATGCTCCTCCAGGACTTCCAAACGCGACTCGTACTCCTGACGCTGAGAGTTGTAGTAGTCACGCATTCGCGTGAATTCCGCCACGATCTCCTCGTCGTACACCTCCTTGTCCAACGTGACCTCGTACTGACCGCTTTCCCCGGTATCGGGGTCGTCAGGCGCGGGCGCGTCCTTCTTCGTAAACTGGCCCTTCTCGTTGCGAGTCTGGCCTGCGTCGCCTTCCGATTCGGCTAACGCCTTACGGCCGGCTTCTAACGCACTCTTGTCGAAAAGACGTAACGCCCGATCCAATTCCTCGCGACTGGCGAAATCGGCAATCTCCGATTCATCGATGCCATACGCGGCTGCCTCGGCTTTCACGTCGTCAGTCAACCATTCCTGGCCTTCTAACTCGTCGCCGGTATCCTCGCCTTCGTCGGTCTCGACGTCGGCGGTTTCACTGCCGGAATCTGTCTCGGCAGGTGTTTCTTTGTGTTTTGTGCTTCCAGGCTGCGGTGTGCTAGCCTGTTCGGAAGTGATCTGCGCGTCGGACTTCTCTTCGCCCTTGCGCTCGGCTTCGACTTCCTTCGCCACTTGCTCTGCGTAAGCCTGAATATCTTCGGTACTAGTGCCTTCGCTGACTTCGTTAAGGTCCGTCACTGCCATTGAATCAATCTCCCGTTATTCTGGTTGCGAGCCAAACCGGTCGTCTGGGGTGTATACATCCGACCACGCACCGTCCAAATTGACCTTGTTCCCGCGATACCGCTGCCAACCGCGAGCACCCTGATCTCCGTTGCAGGAATACTCCATCGCACCGTCATCTCGAATGTTGACGCCAGTGAGCAGGCCGCGATCCTTTAGGGCTTGTAGTTTCCTTCGCTCCTCTGCCACTTGGTTCGGAAGCACACCCATCGAATCGGATATACGCGGTTTGTTTTGACGACACGCTGTCGCAATCATCGCCGGGGCGTCCAACCAGTCGTCCTTGGGGGGAAGCAACTTATCAAGTTCTTCCCGCGTCACTTGCTTGCCGTTGTACGTCAGAACGACCTTACTCATGCCACTACTCTTTCGGGGAGTCGAACACAAATTCTGAATCCATCCAGTCCAATACTTCCTTGCACACAGCAATCATCAGTTGGCCATTGGGTGAATTCTTGTCGAAGGCTCTGGTGTCCTCTCGCGCTTCATAGCCAAACCGTGGAGCCAGTCTCTCATACGACTCATGAAAAACCTCGGCCACCTTTTCTGGCAATGGAATCACGCCGGCCTCCTGTTCATTGCATTAGCCATCTGCCCGTTCACTTGAGAACCACCGCCCAGCAAGCTCTGGATCATGGCATTCGATCTCGCCTCCTGGGTGCCTCCCGTGGGGATATTCCGACGCACGGTTTCCCGTGATGTCACAGGACTCTGCCTGACCGTGTTCTGGTCGCCGCCCAACATCTCGGCCGGGTTGGCAAACGTGATGAAACGCTTGAATTCGGGGCGGTTCTTCAATCGGGCGATCTCATCGACAATTGCTTCTGCGTCCAGTGTCGCCCCAGACGCCTGGAACATCGGCCAAAGAGGTGCAAGTTGCTGGAGCGTCTGAAACAGCTCCTGCAGCTTCTGTTCGGGAGTCTTGAAGACCATCGAGTACGGTTCCACTCGGAACTGATAGTCCTCGAATTCGCCCATGCGATAGTCGGGCGTCCAGTCTGAATTGACTTCAATACCGCTATTGCCGACGGGCATCGAAGAGTGCAACTCAAGCGTCTGGTCCTCCCACATCAACCTCCCAAGGTCCAAGATGGCATCCGAAGCAAACGACACAACCGACATCCGCATGTCGGCCACATTCTTCGACAGCTGACCGTGAATCAGTTCTTCCTGGCCTACCGTGGCCGACTGAGCGCCGAGGCCGCCCATCGCCTGAAGGTTTCCGGCTAAACGGTCGTACTCGTCCTGAAGGAATGTAGCCAGCGCCATGTCCCGCTGATCGATGCCGCCCGTCTCAAACTGCTTGATCTGCTCTGGACTCTTGCCTCGATACCACCCGTTTCGATCGGCAGTCCGCAGTCGTTCCGCATCGTCTTCCATTCCCGGCGGGTAGACGTTTACCACTCGATGTGCATCCGAATCCGATTCCATCCTGCGATGTAGGCGATTCTGAAGATCGTGCATCCCCTTCAGGTTGATAGCTGGTGAAGTGGGAATCACATTGTCGGGAGTGTCGCCAAGAGACAGGAACTTGTATGGCCCCGCCTGCGAACCCGTCCAATCGCGTTCGATCAGCGGTTCCAGGTCTTGCTGTTCGCACGCCATCGTGGCGATGGAATTGTTCTCCGCTATCCATACATCCATCAGCCACAGCATCGGTTTCAGGTCGTCGTCTTCCGCTTGACCCCACTCCGAACCGATGTCGCGGGTTGCGCCTGTCTGGTCGTGATGCTGCCGGCTGGTCGGCTTGAGCTTGTCTTTGACCTTCTTCGAGTACCCAGGCTCGTCCATGACTTTTTCGTAGTCGGCCCGGTAGCGATGCCCGCAGTACCGCATCTTGGTCAGCTCTTTGGCGGGCATGTCCAAAATCAGGTCGTCCAACGAGACCCGATTCAGCCACGGCTCTCCAGGATCCAACCAGACATCCTCTTCCGATTCCAGCAGGCCGTGAAATCGCGTGTCCGTGTCGCGCATC